AAACTTTATTGGTGATAGTTTACCTAATGGAGTTAACTTTACTGGTAAGAGTGTTTATATAACAGGTGCTACATATAGTGGCGCATTTGGTGTTGCATCTGCAGCTATTTCAGCAGATATTACTGCACTACAAACACAAGTTGCAAATATATTAACAAACACTGATGCAGCAACATTAGACTCATTAACAGAAATTGTCGCCTCATTCCAAGCAGCAGACGTAGCAACAACTTCGGCTTTGGCTGCGCAGAACACTGCTATACGAAGTGATTTGGCGCTCTCAGTTAAGGAAATTAACGACCCGGTATCAAATGTAGAAGTAGCAAACGTAACAGGCTTAATATTTAATGTTGATGGCGGTTTTGCACTAACAGACAACGCAGACGGTACTGTAACAGTTACACTAGAGTCAACGTTTAAAACGTGGCACATTTACGATACTGTATCAGACTTATCACCAACTGATATTGTTGCAAGCGCAGTTGATGAAATATCTATACGAGCCGGCAATAATATTACAATTACTCCAGTTACAACTCCTGGATCAAAAGGTATTACAATTGCAAGTGATATCAGTGGATTATTAGACCTTGGTATTAGCGAAGGCACAAATGGTCAAATATTACAAACAGATGGCGTTGGTGGATTTAGTTTTGTTGACAGAACACTAACACAAGCATCACTTCCAGCATCACAAGAATTTACAGCAGACGGAATTAGTTATGCATTTACATTAACAGACGCTCCAGCAGATGAAGAGTCAGTTGACGTTTATGTGAATGATGTTTTACAACGTCCAAGCATTTACGCACTAAGTGGAACTACACTGACATTTAATGTTCTACCAGCTTCAGGCTTTAACATTTATGTTAAGTATAGATATCCTTATGCAACAATGACGTCACCAGCTAATAGCAGTATACAAAATCAGCACTTAAATCTAGTATATACTAGTAATCAGTACACAGGTGATAATGCAACAACAACTTATTCCATACAGCCAGGAAACTCAATACACAGTGTGTTAGTCATTGTAAATGGTTTAATTTTAGCACCATCTGCATATAGTATTTCAGGTGCAACACTAACTATTACTACGCCTCCTGCACAGGATGCAGTAGTAGACTTTAGGTATCTACCAAACTAATAGTATTAATATATAAACTAATGGTTTTCATACGTTATAACTCCAACAATATCTAGATAAATACATTATGCAATAAGTCTACTCGACTCTTTGCTTATCGGGCATATAAAAGAATTATATGTTTTTATCAATATTGATTGGAGAAATCTAACATGGCTTTTAGACAAATTAAAGCGCCGGCTCTTGCTACAGCAGCGGTAATCGAATCCAAACTAAGTCCTACATCAGTTTCTGGCCAAACTGGCGCAGGTTCTGCAGTAGGATTAGATACGTTTCTATTACATAGCAGCGGTACATCATCATTAAAGAAAATCACAGCAACAGATCTAATTGGTTCTTTTACCACAGCAGATCTTACGGAAGACGCTGGATTCAAATACTTTACTGATGCTCGTGCAACTGCAGCAGTTGCTTCTGACATCGCGTCAGCAGTACTTGTTGAAACAAATCGTGCAACAGCAGCAGAAGGAACAAACGCAACAAACATTACCACTGAAGAAACTCGTGCATTGGCAGCAGAAGGAACTATAGCAACAAACCTTACTACTGAAACTACAAGAGCGACGGCGGCAGAAGGTGCATTGGACACTGCTTATAAAGCAGCTGACACAGCATTGCAATCACAAATTACAAATATTTTAACGAACGTTGACGCAGCTTCACTTGATTCATTAAGTGAAATTGTTACAGCATTCCAAACTGCAGACTCAGTATTTACTGCTGGTATTGCAGCTAACGCAGCATCAATTACTGCAGAAACAGCACGTTCTATTGGAGCAGAAACAGTAAATAGCACAGCTATTTCAGCAGAAGCAACTAGAGCACAAGGTGTTGAAGCAACTAATGCAGCAAGCATTGTTACTGAAGCATCAACAGCTAGAGCAGCAGAAAATGCATTAGACGCTCGCGTTACTGTAAATGAAGGTAATATCACTACACTAACTAGTGGATTAGCAGCAGAAATTGTAGCTACTAATGCTGATATTTCAACATTAACAACAAACCTAGCTACTGAAGTAGGTTTAGCACGTGGTGCAGAAGCGGCAAACGCCGTAGACATCGCAGCTGAAGAAACTGCAAGACAAAACGCTGATACAAGTATCAGAACTGACTTTGCAGCAGCAGACACAGCACAAACTACAGCACTACAATCTTACGCAGATACAGCAGAAGCAGATGCAATAACAGCAGCGGCTACTGATGCAACAACTAAAGCGGATGCGGCACAAGCAGCAGCAATTAGTTCAGCAGAAGCAAAAGATGCAGTTAGAGCAACAGCAGCAAACGCATATGCAGATACAGCAGAAGCAGATGCAATAACAGCAGCAGCATTAGATGCAGCGGCTAAAGTACTTGTTGAAAAAACAAGAGCAGAAGCAGCAGAAGCGGCAATAGATGTCGACTTAGCGGTTGAAACTGGACGTATTGATAGCATTATCAGTAACTCAACTCCAGGTTCACTTGATTCATTAACTGAAATCGTAGCGGCTTTCCAAGCAGCAGATAATAACTTTACTTCGTTAATTGCATCAAACACTTCAGCTATTACAGCAGAAGCATCAGCACGTGGTTCAGCAGATACTACACTACAATCAAATATTGATAGTGAAGCATCAACACGTGGTACAGCAGATACTACATTGCAAAGCAACATTACTGCAGAAGCAGCATCAAGAGTTGCAGGCGATACAGCAGCAATAGCATCAGCATCAACAGACGCAACTACTAAAGCAAGCGCAGCTCAAGCAGCAGCAATTGCACATGCTAACTCGCAAGATACAGCATTAATTGGTGACGCAACTGTAGATGGTACAGCAGGCAACACGATCAATGATCGTTTAGCAACTGTAGCAGCAAACGCATCAACTGCATATATTGCAGCTGACGTAGTAGTAACAAATGCATTTACCACAGCTGACACAGCAATACAGTTACAAGTTACAGCTAACACATCAGCTAGAACTACTAACGCAACAGACATTGCTACTAACGTAGCGGCAATTTCACAAGAAGCAACAGATAGAGCGGCAGCTGACAGTACGTTAACTGCATCTATAGCGGCTGAAGCAGTAACAGCTAGAGCAGCAGAACTTGTAAATGCAAATGGTCTTGCAGCAGAAATAACTACAGCTAGAGCAAACGAAGGTGCTAACACTACAGCTATCTCAAACGAGGTAACTAGAGCAAGTGGCATTGAAGCAGGTTTACGCACAGACGTAAATGCAAACGCAGTATTATCTTCGGCTAATAACGCAGCGATTGTTACTGAAGCAACTACAGCTAGAGCAGCAGAAGTTGCATTACAAGGCAACATTGATACTGAAACATCACGTATTGATGCTATCTTGTTAAATGCAGATGGTGCATTAGACACACTTAAAGAAGTAGGCGATGCATTTGCAGCAGCTGACTCAACTTTACAAGGTCTAATTACAGCTAATGGTACACGTTTAACTACTAACGAAGCAAACATTGCTACAGCAACAGCAGGCATAGCTACTAACGTAACTAATATTGCTACTAACGTAACTAACATTGCTACTAACGTAACAAACATTGCTACTAACGCGACAGGTATTGCAACTAACGCAACTAACGTTGGTACTATTGCTAACTTGGATACAACAGCAGCTAATTTAGTTGGTGCGGTAAACGAAGTACATGGTGAAGTAGATGCTAACAAAACTGCAGCAGACACAGACAGAGCGGATATCCGTACTGAATTTGCAGCGGCAGATGGTGTTGTTACAGCGGCATATATTGCAGCAGACGCAGTAGTAACAAGTGCATTCCAAACAGCGGATGCGGCACAAACTACAGCACTACAATCTTATGCAGATACAGCTGAAACAGATGCAATAGCATCAGCAGCAATTGATGCATCAGCTAAAGTACTTACTGAAAAAACAAGAGCAGAAGCAGCAGAACTAGTATTAACAAATGGTTTAGCAGCAGAAGCAGTAACAGCTAGAGCAGCAGAATCATCTAACGCAACTGCACACGCAGCGAACTTACTTGAAATTACTGCAACACAAGCAAGTGGCGGACTCAACTTAGACGGAACATACACTGTACACAGTGGTTCTAACTATATTGATTCAGGATCTAACTTAAAAGCAGTTGATTTACTACTAGACGCACAATCTAAAGCAAATGCAGACGCAATCGCAGGCGAAATTACAGCCCGTGTAGCAGACGTTGCAGCAGAAGAAGTTCGTTCAATAGCAGAAGAAGCTCGTATTGAAGGTCTTGTATCAGCAGAAGCAGTAACAGCTAGAGCAGCAGAAGCAACGTTAACAACTAACGTAGCGGCTAATGCAACAGCTTTAACAGCAGAAACTACAAGAGCGACAGCAGCAGAAGGTGTTAACGCAGCGGCAATTGCTAACATTATTAGCAACTCTGATGCAGCAGTACTTGATTCATTAAGTGAAATTGTAACAGCTTTTGAAGGTGCAGACTCAACTATAACTGGACTAGTTTCAGCTAACACTACAGCACATGCAACTAATGCAACTGATATAGCAGCAGAAATTGTAGCTAGAGCGGCAGGAGATACAGCAGTAAGTAGTGCATTTGCAGCAGCAGATACTACACTACAAAGCAACATCGATCTTAAACTACCAAAAGCTGGTGGAACAATGTCAGGTGTTATTGCAATGGGCTCAAACAAGATCAGTGGTCTTGCAGACGGTTCAGCAGCAACAGATGCAGTTAATAAAGGTCAATTAGATTCAGCTATTTCAGCACAAGACATTAGTACATATGATACTGATGATTTAGCAGAAGGTTCAAATCTATACTTTACAACAGCAAGAGCAAGAACTTCGATTTCAGTAACAGACGTTGCAGGAAACGGATTAGCAAGCTACAATAATACTACAGGTGTTATTAGTATCAATACTAATGAATCAGTTCTAGATCTTACAGATGTATCTGATACAGCATACACAGGTAAAGACAACTTTGTATTAGTAGTTAATGATGCAGAGACAGGAATGGAACTTAAAGATCCATTGCAAATCTTTACACAAAATTGGCGTCAGACTATACCAGGTGATGGAACAGCAACACAGTTTGCTTTAACAAACGCAACAACACAAGCAGATTGCATGGTGTTTGTAGGCGGAGTTATCCAGGATCCAGTTACACACTATAGTATTACAAACCAAGTAATTACAATGACTTCAGCTATGCCAGTTGGCACATCTGCAGTAGTTGTAGCACATATGTCAGGACTTACACCGCTTTTAACAGCTGGTCAAGTTACAACTGATAAGTTATCAGCTAATATCAAAGCATATGTACAAGGTTCAAATGTAGCTACTACAACAGGCGGCGATGTAATCGATACGTTTGTTGCAGCAACATATCGTTCTGCAAAGTATATTATACAAGCAGACGATGGTAACGGTAACTATGAAACACGTGAAGCACTAGTAACACACGACGGTACAACTGCATACATTACGGAATTTGCGTTAGTGTATACAGGTGCAGGCTTAGTTGGTGATGCAAGTGTTAACATGAACGGCAGCAACGTTGAGTTAACATATACAACTAACTCAGGGACAGCAACAGTGAAGGTAATTTCAACATACATTGACGTGTAAGTTGGAAGAATCAATATTAACAGGGTGCAATCAGAGGTTGCACCCGATATTAAAGGTTTAGTATATCATGAATATAAAAGCAGTTAATATATTAAAGATAACGGTAAATACATTGAATACTCAATGTAGGTACTATTTTCGATAAAAAGGAAAATTAAAATATGGCACAGAAAAAATTTATAATCGACGGCGGCTTTCAAACTACAGATGATTCGATCATCTCAGCTAAGTTAGAAATGGCCGGCCACATTCTTCCAACTGTTGACTCTGATGGAACTACAGGTTTCGACTTGGGCTCAACAACGAAGAAATGGCGTGATCTTTACCTATCACAGGGATCACTATATATAGACGGACAAAAAGTTCTTGAATCAGATTCAGGTACAATTGTTGTCCAGGCTGATGTAAATCAGTCATTAAGCACAAAAGTAACTGGTTCAGGTGTTTTAACACTTACATCAGGTACAACTGTTAATGTAAACGGTACGTTGCAGATGCAAGCTGGTAAGAAAATTACTGATGTAGGCGGAAACGCAGTAACATTTGGTGATAAGATCTCTATGGATTCTAACAGAATCACAGACATGGGAACAGCAACAGCAGCAACAGACGGTGCAAACAAAGCATATGTAGACGCTAAAGTAGACAGCTTAGTAAACGGCGCACCTGGTGCAATGGATACATTAAATGAGCTAGCGGCAGCGTTAGGCGATGATGCAGACTTTGCAGGTAGTATGACAGCAAGTCTTGGACTTAAAGCAGCTACAACTTATGTTGATACACAAGATACAGCTACTTTAGCAGCGGCAGCAATTGTTGCACAAACTAAAGCAACTTTAGCAGAAACTAATGCATCAGCAGACGCGACTACTAAAGCTAATAACGCTCAAACAGCAGCGGGATTAGATGCAACTTCTAAAGCAGACGCAGCAGAATTAGCTGGTATTTCACACACTAATACACGTGAAGTAGCAATTACAACTGGATACGAGTCTTATGCAGTTACTAAAGCAGACGCAGCACTTGTTGACGCAAAAGCATACGCTGATACAGCAGAAGCAGACGCAAAAACATATGCAGATGCTGGTGACAGCAATCTTCAAAGTACAGCAGACGCATCAGCAAGAACTTACACTGATGCGGAAATTGCAACAGCAATCTCTACAGCAGCTTCTACAGCAGAGTCGAAAGACGCTGCACGTGCAGGAGTTTCAGATGCTTACGCAGATGCCTCAGAAGCAGCAGCAGTAGCAACAGCTAGTGCAGACGCAACTGCAAAAGCAGACATAGCTCTTGTTAGCGCAAAAGCATATGCAGATACATCAGAAGCAGACGCAATTTTAACAGCGTCAGGTGATGCAACTACTAAAGCTAACGCAGCAACTAGTACAGCGTCAAGTGATGCAACTACTAAAGCTAACGCAGCTCAAGCAGCAGCAATTAGTACAGCGTCAAGTGATGCAACTACTAAAGCTAACGCGGCTCAAGCAGCAGCAATTGCTTCAGTAACTAATGGTGCGGGCGCAGCATTTGATACTCTTAAAGAGATTCAAGATGCAATGGCAACTGACACAGAACTTAGTTCAGCAATCTCTAGTGTTACATCATCAGCAGCTTCTACAGCTAGTGCAGATGCAACTACTAAAGCAGACGCGGCACTTGCGGCAGCGAAAGTATATGCTGACAACGGTGATGCAAATACTACTTACACAGCTGGCAACGGTATGTCGTTAAGTGGTACGCAGTTCTTAATGAGTGGTAACTATACTGGTAGCTTTACAGCAACTGGTGATATTACAGCTTATTCAGATGATACTTTAAAAACTAATGTTCAGGTAATTGACGGTGCATTAGATAGAGTTGAAGCAATTCGCGGCGTAACGTTTGAAAGAATAGAAGACGGTTCAGTATCAACAGGTGTTATTGCACAAGAACTTAAAGCAGTTCTTCCAGAAGCAGTACACACAGATGCTTACGGTGTTCATTCAGTAGCATATGGTAACATTACAGGTCTATTAATTGAAGCAGTTAAGGAATTATCAGCAGAAGTTAAAGAACTTAAAAATATGTAATTTTTAAAATTACGTAAAATTAAAAGCAGTGTTTAGGCACTGCTTTTTTTTGACTAAATAATAGTATGAAAAACTGTACACACTTTAGATAAATACTAGTATAATATATAGAGAGTTTAAAAATGGCATTTAGAGGAATACAAGCAACTAATATAATTAGTACTGACGTTGGATTAACTGATCCATTACTAATATTAAACAAAGGCGGTTCAACCGCAGTTGATGTTGGATTTTTAGGTAAAATAGGCTCTACATCATATGCAGGTCTTGTTAAAGATTCAGCAACAGATGCTTTTCTTTTAGTAGGATCAGTTACATTAAGTCCAAACACAATTAATGATGTAAGTGCATTAGATGCTAGTTTAGTAAAGGGCAACATAACATTAGGAACAGTTACAGCAGATGAAATAATTTCTGCAAAGATTGTACTCCCAAAAGGTGCTACAGCAAGTCGTCCAGCATCACCAGTTGAAGGCCAAATGTGGTTTAATACAACAACAAAATTATTCGAAGGATATGATGGATCAAATTGGGTTCAGTTTATTCCTTCAACATATGTATATACACCTTAATATGGATAAATACATTAAATAGAGTGGAGATTTAACCGTGGCTTTTAAAATTCAAAATAAAACAGTAATACATGATGCAGATGGCGGTGAAGCAGTTTCGTCGAGTAGTAATTTAAATGTATTACAAATTAATAGCACTAATGTATTGGAACACGCTGGCGGCCCAGTAACATTAAAAAATGTTCAGTTACATAGTTCTATCCCAATTGACTCAGACAGAATAACAGAAGGCGCAACAAATTTATTTCATACAAATGCAAGAGTAGACGCAAGAATACCAACAGTAATAAGTTCATTTACAAATGATGCAGGTTATATTACTGCAGCAACCGAAGCACAAGCATTAACTTTCTCGTCACCAAATTTAACAATAAGCAATGGTAATGCAGTTGATATATCAGCACTTATCACAGGCCTTGCTACAGAATCATATGCAGATACAGCAGAAGCAGATGCAATAACAGCAGCGGCCACTGATGCAACTACTAAAGCGAATGCAGCTATTGCAAGTGCAGAATCAAAAGACGGAGTTCGTGCAACAGCAGCAAATGCATATACTGATACACGTGAAACCGCAATTACAACAGCATTTCAAACATATGCTAACTCCGGCGACACAACAACTTATAATGCAGCAAAGTCTTACACTGATACAGAAGTTACTACAGGTGTTGCTACAGCAAAATCATATGCAGATACAATAGTAGCGGCACTATCAGATTCAGCTCCAGGCACACTAGATACATTAAATGAACTAGCGGCAGCATTAGGCGACGATGCTAATTATGCAGCCACTACTACAGCGGCAATAGCAGCTAGACTGCAATTAGCAGGCGGAACATTAACAGGCGCACTTACATTAAGCGGAGCACCATCTGCAGCACTACACGCAACAACTAAAGCATATGTTGATAGTGCAGTATCAACCGGTACCGGCACACTAGACACAGATGACGTATCTGAAGGTAGCAATTTATATTTTACAAATGCTAGAGCAGATGCAAGAATACCAACAGCAATAAGTTCATTTACAAATGATTCAGGTTATATTACATCAGCTACAACATATACAGCAGGCACAGGACTTACACTAGCAGGAACAGAGTTTCAAAATACAGCACCTGATCAAACTGTAGCGTTAACAGGAACAGGCGCCACAAGTATTAGTGGAACATATCCTAACTTTACTATTAGTAGTTCTGATACAAATACTAATACAACATACACAGCCGGCAACGGCATGACGTTAAGTGGCACCGAGTTCTTAATGAGTGGAAGTTATACAGGTAGTTTTGTAGCTACTGGTGATGTAACAGCATACTCAGATGAAAGATTAAAAACTAACGTAACAACAATTGAAAATGCATTAAGCACAGTACAGTCGTTACGTGGAGTTATGTTTGACAAAATTGATTCACTTAGTGGTGAAACAAGACAGTCAACGGGTGTAATTGCACAAGAAACAGAAAAAGTATTGCCAGAGGTAGTACACAACAATGATACTGGATACAAGTCAGTAGCCTATGGAAACATAGTGGGTGTTCTCATTGAAGCAATAAAAGAACAACAAGAGCAAATAAACGATTTGAAAAGTCAATTAACTGACTTAAAATAGATAATACATATACACAACTAATATATCGATTACGATAAATAATACTAGCAAACGAGTGTTTGTTAACGTTAATAAACTCGAGGAGTAACAAATGGCATTACCAGCAACAGGTAGTACAGTTAGCATGAGCACAGTACGTGACTATTTTGGACTAAGTGGCACAGTTTCACTTTACCAACTAGGTACGTTTATCTCACCTAATGTAACTACAAACATCAGATTATCAGCAACCTTTGGCGGATGGCAGAATCCTAACGCAACCGGCGCATCATAACAACATAAATATGTTTATAACAAAACACTGTCAAGTAACATTAGTACTTGACAGTGTACCTAATATGTTGTATAATAAAAAGAATATATAAAAGTATACTCAATACAGGAGAAAACTATGAGTTCAAGAACAAGATTTGAAATAGAAACCTTTCTACTAGGAGCGCATCCAACAGTAGCAAGACAAGCGTTAGAATTACAAAATGAGCTAATGCAAGCACGTACACAGCAACATCCAGACTTAGCTATGCTAGAAGCTGTCTCAGTAGACTTCGTTGCTAAAAACGGAGCATTAGACGCTTTAATAAGCGATATCGAATCATCAGAAGAAGAATATTGGGTTTCACGTCTTGCACGTCTAGCAGCAATTGATATTTTAACAATCGGTAAAGTACAACCAGAGCACATGAACTACATGGCGTCACTTAGTGACGATGCGTTTGCTTCATGCGTCAAGTCAGCTACTACACTTGCTAAATCATTAAATGATTCAGTTCAAGAAATTGAAGCAGAGCTTGGTTCAGAACTTACTAGTTAATTTAAATGGTAAGTATACCTAAGTTTATACAGAAACCTGACCCAACCGCCCATGTAGCAATATGTGTTCCAGTTAGAGACCACGTTACATCAACGTTTACTTACAGTCTTGCTATGCTAATGAAGAAGTGTGGCGAGAACGGACAAAAAGTATCATTACACATGGTAATGGGTAGCGAAGTTGCAATGCAACGTCAACAACTAGTTGATGAAGTATTAGAAACAAGCGCAACTCATATATTCTGGGTAGATACTGATATGAAATTTCCAGTTGATGCATTATTTTCTTTGTTATCACATAGAAGAGAAATTGTTGGAGCAAACTATAGCACTAGAGTAAAACCGCATAGACCCGTTGCATTTAAAAACGAAAACAATCTTGATAAGAGAGTGTTTAGTGGGCAAGGCATTGAAGAAGTGTTTGCATTAGGCAGTGGTCTATTGTTGGTAAATAGATGTGTATATGAAAATATGTCAAGACCTTTTTATAGTATTGAATGGAATGATGACTATACTAACTTAATGGGTGAAGACATATATTTTTGTAAAAAAGCATCAGCGCACGGATACACTTCACATGTAGATCATGCGTTAAGCGAACGAATTGCACATATAGGCATGAAAGAATTTACAATAAAAGGCGACTGTTATGATTAATAAAACCTCAACCAACTCTCTATTAGACTTTAAAGGGCAAAGTGTTATTACACCCTGGGATAGATTAAAAAAATATATTTTTAAAAGTTATCCTGTAGTGCATGTTGATAAAAAGATAACTGACACAGAAGAACTCACAAAACTTGCTGCAGAGCATGTAGGAAAGTCAGATATGGTTTGGGTAGTACTTGATACTGCTACAATTAATCCGTTGTTTCCTTGGCATTATAGACCAACTGATATGGGACATAATGTTATTCATAAATTTCCAAAAGTAATTAAAAGAACAGGTCGTCCAGTAAATTGGGGTGAAATTCAATTAGTGCCAACTGGCGGTGTAGTACATGGAGTAGTAAAAAATAAAGTAATAGGAACGTTCCACGAAGCAGACTTTGATATTGTTATGATTAGTTTCCACGAAGCTGAAGCAGACCATAATTATCAAACATTGAAACTTCGCTTTCCAGATGCTATTCATATTAAAAATGTACAAGGCATTGGTAATGCTCACAAGAAAGCAGGCGAGATGGCTAAATCAGAAATGGTATATATTGTTGATGCTGACGCAGACATTATGAAGGACTTCTGTTTTGATTATATTCCACCAATGGCAAAACGAACAAACACAACATATGTTTGGTATGCACGTAATCCAATTAATGGATTAGAGTATGGATATGGAGGCATTAAATTGTTTCCAAGACAACAAGTTATTGAAATGGGCCACGTGCTTCCGGACTTTAGTACAGGGTCTGCATTTTATCAACCAATTAGAGATGTTTCTAACATTACTAGATTCAACAGAGATCCATTCCGCACATGGCGTAGTGCATTCCGTGAATGTGTAAAATTATCATCACAAATTAATCCAAATGCTCCTGTTAAAGAAACAGAGGATAGATTAGATATATGGTGTACAGTTGATGAAGGCGGACGTTTTGGACGCTATTGTATCAAAGGTGCCAATGAAGGAAAAGCATACGGAATTGAACACAAAGATGACGTTGAAGCATTAAATAAAATTAATGACTTTGAATGGTTACGTGAACAGTTTGTTGAGAGTATGAAAAAACGAATTAGCGCAGACTAATAAAGAACTTAACTATAAAAACTATCTATGCATTTCGTGGATAGTTTTTATTTTCTTTAAAAAATCCCTAGAATTACATTGAATTTTTGCACCTGGATGTAAAGGCCTTGGCCATTTTTCTATGGCAACCCAACAGTATCCATCGCTTTCTATATTTAGTTCGGGAATGAACTCTTCGGCTACTAGTACAACAAAACTGTTGTATATAAACCTTCCGTTTTTACTTGTGAATTTGCTTATTGGAATAACTTTAGTAATATTAGTTTTGCCTACTTCTTCTTCTATTTCTCTATATAAAGTTTCTGAAGGTCTTTCTTTATTCTCACTTTTCCCACCAAAGAATCCCCATTTACGGGCATGAGTAACTCCATCACTTCTGAGTTGCATCATTATTCTTCCGGTTGTTGTACTTAAAAAGATACAACCACTTGCTTCAATCATTATAAGTATAGTCTCCAAAAGCCTGCATTGTATATGGCTTCGTAACTATTAACCCAAGTTTTACCATTCCATTCAAGTTGATCTTGTGAGCTTGTATTATTTACATAGTGTGTTGTGTTGGCATTTGCAGATGCATCAAATGATATAGTCCATGCAGTACCGTCATAGGCTACAATGTCATATCTGTCAGCACTTGTTAATCCATCCCAATTTTGACTTACAGGAATTGCATGCAGTAATAGATATCTTTGACCAGCTACTGCACTAGGTATAGTTCCGTCACCAGGATAGTTTGTCATTCCATTTACAACTCCACTAATGGCGCCTTGAGTATTAGTAGGTAGTGTAGTTTGATCAATTGCTACAGTTAATGTAGTAGCAGTGTCGGCATACAATCTACCAATAATATCATTATCAGCATCGCCTGGGTCAGAACTCTTTCTTAATCTAACCTGACTTATACCATCACGTAATTCTCCATATGTTTTTAAATCAGTTGTCCATGTAACAGGATTTCCTTCTGCATCAGTTGCAGTTTCAGTTAATGATAATATTGTTAATTTATTATCTTCGTATTTAACTTTTCTATCTTCAAATGTCACTACAGTATATTCTACTGATGTTTTACTAAATGGTTTATTTTCTTTAAAATTATCTAAATCTGCATCACCTAAATTATACATTTGGTTAATAACTGTATGTATAAGTTTTTGCTGTTTAACTTTAGCAGGTGGATTAATTAACACTGGTAAGTCAAATTGTATAGAAGCAACATCAATAATATCATCAATACTACTTCCAACACTTCTACTACTCCATGTAGTGCCTTTCATTTCTACATAGGTTAAAGAAGACCAGTCATGCTTATTATTAGAAGTTCTGATATCTAGTGTAGGATTGAATAGAACTAATATTTGTTCCATTAATTGTAGTTTTTGTTCTGTGTTACTACTCCAAATATCACAATTCATTGACAACATATACGTAACTGGGTTATGACGTTCTATAGTATATCGGTTTCCAGGCTCATTACTAGTTTCGCCTGTAACGTCATTAACTTTCTTTTCAATTACATGTACTTTATCAATATGCCCTGGCAGTGTTCTTAATTCAGGTGACATTGCTAAGTTAGTTACGTAACAACTTATAAATGGAACAGTGTTAACAATGTTTTCACTGTTCTCACGTGTAATATGTGCTGCCATACGATTAATATCACCGTACCTAACAGGAACAAGTTGCATAATGGGAAGCCCAGTATCGTCCTTACCCATTTGTACACTGAATCCACTAAACAGTCTTATAAACTGTTGAATGTATCTTCTAATTTGTTTATCGTAAAAGTATTGTTGTGCCATTATTTTTTATTCCTAAAAGTCTGAATCTAACCCTTTTTTCTTAGAAGGGGATAGTACTGTACTTAATGCTTGACGTTCTGGGATCTCTTTATCATCTACAACACTGGTTGCATTATTATTAATAAATGAACCTGCATTGTAAGTTTTGTCAGACCATGTTTTGTCAGTAATATTATCATATAGTCGTTGCCATCTTGATCCTCTGAATACAAACAACCTATTTGGATTAAAGTCATTACGTATAAAGAAAGTCCCATCATTTGGACTTACTGGGAATTGATCACCAGTTGCTAATACTTCACCGTGGTCATATGCCTTTGGTGATTCATCATCAACTCCAAACAAATGATCGGCAAGTGGCAGTCCATTTGGATCAGCTTCTTCAGCACCTGCTACAATAGCATTGCTAATGTTAAGTTCTGTTTGATAAGAACTAATTTTATTCTTAAGACTATCTGGATCACCTGCTTGTCCAAGTATATCTTTGTATTCTTGTGTGTCTGTTAATGGTGCAACTTTAATACGCCAAATATGTGGGTACCAAGTTTGTGAAAAACCTTCTGATCCCCTTGCAGCGTCTTGTACTACATAAAATTTATTAACAGCATCTCTGTCTGTGCTTAATAGTAATTCATCACGTAAATGTGGTAACTCTATAACATCACCGGGCATAAGTCGTCTACCAAGTTTTTGTACCATATCATTAATGTGGAATGTAATAAACAGTGTGTCATTTGTTAGAAATAAACCAAACTGGGTTAAATCAAAGTCGTTGTCACTTACATTATATACACCACGTAGTTCAAAAATATCTGGATCGTATTTACGATCTCGGTTTTCCATAAACAATAGATCTTGTATATTAGTTTCATCAACTAATCCTTCAGGATTAATCTCATCACCTGTTAAGAAATCTTTTTGTAGTCCACTACTGTAGTTAGGTTCGGTTGGATCTGTATTTGATTGATCAGATTCTGGACCTAAGTACTTGTGTACATGGATTGAAGTACCACCGATTAAAAATTGTTCTAGGATACTTCTATCCATAAAATTATAATCGTTGCTTTTGTATGGCTTATATAAACTGAGTCTCGGCATTATGTGTTTCCTATTATATACTGTATTTATGCCTTATGGAAATTCTAAAGTTGCTAAATAGTTATATGCGTACTTATTGCGTAATATATAAGAGGGAAATTTATGTTTAATTTTTTTAAAGACAAGAAATATGCTATTTGGGCATATGTCGGATCAGCAGTTATTTTAACTTCACTTTGGATTTCTGTTCAAATTGATGTTAAGATCAATAAATGGTTTGGTGAATTTTATGATATGATACAAACTGCACTAGGTACACCTAATGCAATAACAATGACAGAATATTGGGGCAGTTTAGCCGCATTTGGTAAATTAGCGGCATTATGGATTGTGTTAGGATTGGCTACTAGCTTCTTAACAGCACACTTCTTATTCCGTTGGCGAGCAAGTATGGTTGAATGGTATCACAGTGTATATGACAAGGCTCGCACAATTGAAGGTGCAGCACAACGTGTACAGGAAGATACTATTAAGTTTAGTAGGATTATGGAAGGACTTGGCACTAGCTTAATTGAAAGTGTTATGGTACTTGTAGAATTCTTCCCACTATTAATGGGTTTATCAGTTGGTATTCCAATTATGTTCTTTGGAGACTGGGAATTTGGATTAGTAACAGGCGCTCTAATTTGGGCAGTAGGTGGTACAATATTAATGATTGTATTAGCATGGCTACTACGACTAGTAGGTATTGAATATGACTTACAGAAGAAGGAAGCAGCATATAGAAAGATTCTAGTTGTTGCAGAAGATGATGGAACAATTAGGCCTAAGAGTCTAAATGAACTGTTTGAAGGCGTACGAGCAATCCACTACAAGAGTTACTTATATTATTTGTACTTTAACGTAGGAAGACTTGCGTATTTACAAGCAAATGTATTAGTAGGTTATGTGTTCTTAGCACCTGCAATTGTAGCTGGTGTAATGACACTAGGTGTAATGCAACAGATTTTACGTGCATTTGGACGTGTTGAAGGTTCACTACAGTACTTGTTTAAAG